ATTAGTACTACTAGGCCCTTTGCCATCATTGCGATATAGAAATGCAAAATTGTTTCCTGGATACGGAGCTTCTTCTTCTATTGTTCCGTTGTTTACATCAGTGCTTACAATTTCAAATCTACTAGTACTACCACTTATATTTTTGTTAAATCCAAAAACAGGTACTCCGGTATTAGTACTACTAAACCTATATTGCTCTGTTGGAATATTATTTACTGTATCTTTTTTAACTGGTCTGCCTACAGGGTTATTAACTGGAAGAGCTGCATTTAAAACTTTTGTAAATTGTTCTTGCCAATTAGCATTACTAGGATCATTCCATATAATTGTTTGATTTTCTAAATTGATTGCATTACTATCTCTAACACTTTCAGTTGTACTAACACTTTCAATTTTAAGTAATCCGTTAGCTGACTGATTACGCTTTGGATTATAAGACAGTGTACGTGCAAGACGGAGAACACTTTCTCTACGCTCTGCAAGTTCTAAGAAGTTTTCACGTGCATTTAAGTCTGTACGGAAAGCAATATTTTGACCAAGGAAAGCAATCATGTCAATTAATGCAAGGTATTCCGAACTTTCAATATAATCGTTAAAATCTTCTGGATAATTTTGACGTAGATAATTTATCATTGTTCTACGTAAGTTGTCAAAGTCATAAGATTTGAAATCAGCGTTTCTATAACTTTGGTAGATACGCTTCCAATCTTCTGCTACTAGTAATCTATTTTGTCTATCAGTCGAGGACATATTTGGCTTTCCTTTATTATACAGTATTTATCAGTCTTGATTAACTACGTATATTATTAGGTATTTAGAAATCCGTTATTTTGATCAAAAGTTAGACGCATATTTTCAACAATATTATAAGTTAAAAATAGTACTTCTGCTTCAATCTGTAGTCCACTTTCGTACTCATCTACAGTAACTGAATTTACATTTATTCTTGGATCGTAATTAATAATTTCTGTTACATTATCAATAATAATTTGTTTTAACTGCTCAGTCATTGGTTCGTGTAAAACGTCCCAAATAATTGTTCCAAAATTTGGATTAGATAATAATTCACCCTGTCTTATATGAAAATGATTGATAATATCTTGTTTAATAAGACTAAAATCATATAGATTAAATCCGTTTTGATCAGGATCAGTTGTACTAAATCCTTTATAAGTTTTTGATCCTATACCGTAATCAGGTTTTTTATTAGATTTAATATTAATATCTTGATATAATCTTTTTTCTTGTGTGCTCATAACGTATTTACCTTGTTAAAATGGTCCCTGTGTATCAGTAAGAGAAGCTGTTCCGGGGCGCTTTGTAGTGCCTCCAAATTCACCTTCTTGCGAATTACCAAATCCATTATTGTCATTAGTAGTATCAAATTCACCACCTTGTGCGTTGCCAAACCCGTTATTATCATTATCAACTAGTGTAGCATTTTTGTTTTCAGCAGCTGCTTCTTCATTTGCCCTGTCTTCATTTGGATTGCCGCTTGCAGCTGGAACTTGACATTGCTTAAATGTATCTTCAGGATTTTTCTCTTTATTTTTATCATCACTAGTAGCGTTTGCTTTACCTTCTTCTATCTTTTTAGGATCGTTATCTGTTTTTTCAGGAGTGTGTTCTTGGGGATTCTTATTTTCTTGTCCTGTCCAAGATCCTCGCTTAGGTACTCTATTTGGAATCGGCGCAGCACCTGCTTCTGCCGCAGCAGGACCATTCATATCAATTCTACCGGCTGTTTCTTTATGTGCTGCAGATTTAATATTACTTGAACCAGCACATGTAAGCATGCCATCTGCCCCTACTTTTACTGTCCAATTAGCTGCTGTTTCCATTGCCATTTGATTGCCTGCTTTTATATTAATATTTTGTCCTGCTTCTAAATTAATATTTCTATCTGCTTTAAAATTAAAGTCATTTTCAGTATGGATACTAATACTATCTTTTGAATAAATGTCAATTTTTCCGTTAGCTGTCATTTCAATCCAGCTATCACCACTACCGTGTGCAATGTATACCAAGTCTTCTGAATTATGTAATAATATTTGATGTCCAGTTCTGGTACGAATTCTAAACAATTCATTAAACGGTTTTGTAGGATCACCGCCGTTTGGTATACTAGCATATTCGCTAGGTGAAGTTTTTGCAGATCCTTTTCTAAAAAGCGTAGGATCACCGTCATCCATAACTAATGTTGTTCCTGTTAGCCTGCTTGCTTTTATATCTATTGCATCAATTTTTCCGCCGGATTTTACTGTAGGTTTTCCATCACGTCTATCAACTGGCCCAGGACTACTCCAACCAAATACCATACTAGGCAAATCTCGTCTGGCACTAGAAGTAGTTGTTCCTCTAACAGGATCGTCTGCTAATCCGTTGTTATCTAAAACAGCACATGCATCAGCATTACATGGCTTTAAATATTGTGTAGCGTTTGATCCGTTAGCTTCTTCAGTTTTTTTATTATACTCGCCGACTGGTCTTGCTTTTGTAGGATCTTCTTTGTTAAACTTAGTACTTGCATTTCCAGGAACCATAAAGTTCATGTTTTGATCTTGTATACATCCTATCCAATATCCTTTACCTCTGTTTCCTTCAGCAAATATTACTAATACCTTAGTACCAATATCAGGTGGTACAGCCCAAAAGCCATAACTTTTTTGTGTGTAGTCATATCCTTCATTTTCGCTTACACCTGAAAACGGCGTAACTCCATAGAACGGACTAAGATAACTTACTGGAACATATTCGCCGGAAGATTCTGAGTTACCTTCGCTACTGGTTTTTAAAAGTTCAACCTTTACTGATCCCATATAATCTACGTCAAGATGTTCTCTAACAATAGCCACATATGGTCCCGGACCTTCTAATTGTTTTGCCTGTTGTTTGACGTGGGGTGAACGTGTTTCTTTAGCCATTACTGTGGACCTCTTCGATCAGTGTTATAAACTGGTGGTTTTCCTTTTCCAGCACTAGGAGCTGTTGTTGTATCAAATTCGCCGCCTCGTCTGTTACCAAAGCCATTATTGTTATTAGTAGTATCAAATTCACCACCTTGGGAGTTACCAAATCCGTTATTATTTCCGCCAGCGTCAGTTGCACTAGTGTTTGAATTCGAACTTTCAAGATTACCTGTAAGTGGATTAGTTTCGGTTTTAATTAATTGCTTTTTAGGATCATCAGTTGTAACCGCTCCTGTATTGTCTTTTGTAGCTACCTGGTTAGTATCTGATTCTTGTTTTGGCCTACGCATTGTCTGTAATGTTTGTGTAAACTGGCCTGCTGAAAATTTATTAGATACAAATAATACTTTATATAATCCGCTAAATTTTCCTACAGGTGCTGTTCCGCCTCCTGGAAATGTCATATAGTTTCCTACATAATCAATAGGTGTCCTAAAATTTAGTTCAATATCAACTTCACCGCTTTGATAATCCATTGTACCATCTGAAGTTAAGTTCGTTGATGGGCCTATGCCTGCACTGTAATTGCCCATTCCACTATCAGCAATATAGTAAGGATCTCCCCATATTTCTAAATCAACACTAAGTAAGTCTACGGGTGCATTTACCAAAGCTTCGTTAAAGTTTGCAGCAACAATTGACTCTGGATGTATCATAACTCCGCCTGTATCTGTTGTATTGCCTTTGTTGACATCAGCTTTTACAGGATCAGCATTTATAGAATTTCCATCAGCGTCAGTAGTACCAGTTGCAGCCGGTTTGTTATCTGCATTTACGCCTCCACTAGCAGATGTTTTTGCATCAGCTGTTTTTTGACCAAAGTCACCTGCAATACTACTAAAGAAAGCGGTGTTAAAATTTATATCAAAATTAATAATATCGTCATTTTGTCCTGTATAGATATAATTGTATTCTTTTGATGCTTGTGTTTGTAAACTTTCTAATCCTTTTGATGCTTCTGTTGGACTTCTAAAATTACTGTGATGTACTTTATACGGAACAACTCTAAAAACAAAAATCTTTGGTGGTTGTCCAGTTTTATCTATGTTTACAAGATCGGAAACATTATAAACATTAGTTTCAACTCTATACCAATCAAGCATTCCGTTATTATCTGGTTTTTGATCAACAACACTTCTTCCAAATTCACTTACTAGTATTACATCTTCAATAATTTGTTCTATTTTCTTTCCGCTACTAACTGTCATCATTCGTTGATCAGGATTGCATTGTACTTTACAACGATCTATTTTTCCTTTTTCTTCTTCGCTTTCAGCAGCAGATTGTTTGACCATAGTTTTCTTGCCAACATCATTTTTTGATTTTACAATCTTTGAATTTCCGATATTGTTTATGTTTTTTGGATCATCTGCATAATCTCTTATTGTTTCTCCAAGATCAGATCTTTTTACACTAATACCTAGTTCTTTATCTAATGCTGCTTTGAATTTTTCAATAGGCATGCTTTTTTCTTGCACAGCTATTGCAGACTCATATAATCTCTGTTGTTGTTCTTCAGTAAGTTCACGTTTAGGTGTTCCAGAGCCGCTATCGTTGCCTTGCGTTGTTGCTGATCCTTCATCTTCAGATGCAGCAAATTCAACAGATTCCTCAGCACTAGATTTTTTAGTAGGAAACATAACTATATACTGATTACCTTTGGATTTGTTTTCCTGTTCAACACCTTCAAGTTCTTTTTCATTCATGTTTGTAGTTAAACTATCAAACCCCCACTGTAACATTTCTGCAACTGTTCTGCCTTCAAAGGTTATATCGTTTCTTGTAGACTGTGCCTGATCTGTTAATGCTGTTTCGTGATAAGGAATAGCACTTACAGCATATTGGCTTCCGCCTTCTGTAACTTCAAATTGTATGTCAGTA